ATAAGGGTCACGGTAAACTTGGTAACGACCTGCTAATGTACCAACTCTTTCAATACCCATGTTGTATTGGTCTTGCTCAGGAGACGCGTTAGATACGTGGAAGTATTCTAAATCGTCAAAGATAGCTGAAACCTCAGAAGAAACAACAATCCAGTTAGCTCCACCTCTTAATGTAGATTTGTGGATTTGTGCTGACAATTGGTTGATTGCAGTAATCAAAGTTTGGTTCCAATCTTTTTGAGTGTAAGATGTAGTTTGAGAAAGTCTTCTCCATCCGTTGTAATCCCAACGTAAGTTCCAAGCCGCTCCTTTACGTAAATCACGTAAGATTTCACGGTCGATTTCAGCTGCGATTTGTTCTGACAATAAAGCTGTTAATTCAGCCTCAGCATCAATGTTATGGAACGCCGCAACGTCTTGAGCTAATTCAGGAGACCATTGTGCTCTTAATTTTCTTTCAGTCACAGAAACTGTTACAGATTCTAAATCAAAAGAAACTTCACCAATTCTGTCTTCGAATTCTAAGTCAGCATATCTTCTATATGTTGCAGAGAATGAACCTGTTGTTGATGCAGATGTAATAGTAGTACCTGTATAACCATCTAAAGTGTCAGCACCACATCCGATACAAGCTGGACAAGATAAATCAACCTCAACGTAGATTACACCTTCAGCATCACAGATATCGTAGAATGAACCACCGTTGCTGCTAGATTGTGCAGAACCAAATGTTGTATTTCTTTTTTCACCGTATTGTACGATACCTTTACCATATTGTTGAGTAACTAATCTAAACAATAATGGTGTTGTTGTATCAGCCGATAATGCTTCATTACAAGCTGAACCAGCAGCGATTGCTAAACCAGCACCTCTTTTAATTGTTAAATCAGATAAGAAAGTTTCACTATCCATTTCTTGACCATCAGGTCCGATTAATTTACCAGCACCTACGTTAGAGAAACCTGATAATTTAAGGATAACTTTTCTTACGTTTTTACCATCTAATTCACTAACTTCATCAACTAAGTTAGAACCATTCCATACTTGAACTCTTGAAGTTAAAGTAACCGCAGTGTATTGTCCTTTAGAATAATCAAATAATCCTGCTGGGTCTAAACTTGGTTCAGAACCTTCGTAGAAACTATCGTAAAGGTTTTTAGCACCTGCTGGGTATCCTGAGTTAACGTCTGTAGTTGAACCCGGAGCACCGATTGGTTGGAAGTGTTGGTTATTTGTATCATAACCTTGGATTTTAGGTACGAAGTAGAACAATTTACCGATAGGTAAGTTCATAGCTTGTACTGATACGATATCGTTAGCTAATAATTTAGAGAAAACTCTTCTAACGATTGGGAAAACAACTGTTTCAAAAGCTCCGTTAGAACCTTCAGAAGTTGCCTCGTTAATTAAGAAAGACGCTTGGTTCTCATATAACTGAGCTACGTTTTCTTTTAGGTGTCCTTTTAATTCATCTAAGAAACCTAATTTATCCCATTTGTTAATTGTATCTTCTTTGATAACTTTCAAATGTTTCAATCCGATGTTACCAACAAGACCTGATTCTAATAATGCACCCATTGTGTGTTTTTTTTTATTTGTTTTTAGTTTATTTTTTATTTAATTTTACTCATCAAATCTCTCATTCGTAAGAATTGTGGATTTTCATAAGTTTTTGATTCAATTAAGTTGATTGCAGACCCTGTAGAAGGTGAATTGTCAATACTTCTCTCAATTGATTCGTTAATTGGTTTTGAAGAATTATCTTTATTTAATTCTTGTTTTATTGATTGATATAAGTTTTTAGATTCTTTAATTGTTTCCACAGAATCAAAACGTTTTAGTATATTGATTTTTTCTTGTTTTGTCGTTGTATGTTCAGTGAACAAACGAGTAGCGTAAGCTAAGTTTGAGTTAAACACCGCAACTTCATTCAATTTATCTCTAAATACGTTTAAAGCATTTCTGTATTCGTTATTCTTCTCTCTTAATAAATTTAACTCACCATCAACTGATTCTAAATTAAGATTTCTGTTAGGTGTAATTCCTTTTCTCAAACCACGTCCTGATTTAGAACCATTTGCGTAAGTTCTTGACGCTTCATTAGCCTCAACTTTTTTCTTAGGTTTGATTTTAAATTCACCATCTAAATTTTCACCGTCTTTGTAAGTAAATTTCGCTTTACCAGTACCAACAGATTTAGGACCTTCTTTCTTTTTAGTGTTAAATCCACCTTCTTGGTTAGGTTTTGACGAATACTTGAATTTGTTAGCTGTACCGAATCCTTTACCTTTTGGTTTAAATGATTTAGATTCATATAAGTCAGATATTTCGTCTTCCTCTAAACCTTCATCATCTAACTCAAGTTCATACATTACACCTTCATTTTCTTCTTCTTCGTCAGAATATTGTTCGAAAACTTCATTAAATACGTCATCAACTTTTGACTCTAATCCATCTTCGTCTTCTTCATCTAATTCATCGAATTCAAAAACATCATCAGGTGATAAATCATCCATTTCATTGAATTCATCGTCCATTTCGAACTCTTCATCCATTCCGAACTCATCCATTTCATTGAACTCATCGTCCATTTCGAACTCTTCATCCATTCCGAACTCATCCATTTCATTGAACTCATCCATTTCTGATTCTTGTACAATCATATATTCTTTACTTGTTTTTGTATCTTTCAAGTTAATATTACCATCAGTATTTTTTGTTACAATAACTTCATCTTCAGGACCCATCAATTGGAATACTTTAAGAACCTCTTCGTCGGTAACATCGTCACCTGTCAAATCAATTGGTTCTTCATCACCCATTTCTTCGTCATCCATCGGAATTTCGTCATCACCCATACTTAGGTCATCCTCACCTTCAAGATTATCAACGTCAGCATCCAATTCCATATCAGAATCTTCAACATCAGCATCCATTTCAACCTCATCTTCTTCTTCTTGTTCGAATAGAGATTCTTTTACTAAGTCTTTGATTTCTTGCTTCATAGTAGATGCAAGTATTCCTTTTGCGTTTTGTGCAACAGCTTCTTCCAAATTCTTCATTTGGATAAAAGTCTCTTCAACTAATGATTTTTCGTTTGCCATTTAAAAAAATGTTTCTTTTATTTCTAAATAAATATTATGAAAATTAAAAAAAACTAATTTTTACAATTGACTATTAAAAAAAAATTAACTATTAATGATTTTTTAGTTAAAAAAAAAAGGAGAGACGTTTGTCCCTCCTTTTAATTTGATATTATTTTTAAGTTAAATTATTCGATAACTTCATCAATTTTACTCTCAACAATTCCTGTGATTCTCCAAAGTGTCTAATAAATCAGAACTAATTTTTGCTACAAAATACTTTTCTCCTTGTTCCATATTAAATTATTTTATCTATTTCCCAAATAATCGTTCAATTTTTTCATTAAGTCAAGTGATTTGTTATTACTTTCTAATTCTTTTTCTTTTCTTGATTCTTTTTCTTCCTCAATATTTTCATCAAACTTCATTCTATCATTTGGGTCTAAGAACAAATAAGCACCTGGTGTTGACGGTGAAGAAACTAAGTCGAAACAAATTAATTCAAAATCATCTTGTACTTCATTTTGTTCACCAACTTTTTTAAGTGAACCTACCCCTCTTGATGATATACCTAACGTAACTCCTTGTCTTAGGTAGTTTGCCGCCATATCACCCTTAGTTGATACTATACCTCTTTCGTGGAAACCAGGACTTGTAAGTAATCTTAGTAACCCCATTAATACATTACCTTCCCACCAAATTTTAGTTATGATATGAGAAACACGGTCCAAATCAATTAATGATGATTCAGGGTGATTCAATTCTGATAATGAAACACCCTTCTCAATCATTTTTTTATAATTTTCAGATTCTCTTTTTAAAATTCTTTCAGGGTACACACGACCATTTCTATTTGGCGTGTCATATTTTTGTAGAACTGCGTAAAATTCAAATGGTTTTGTATGGTCTAAAAAACTTTTAGACTCCATTATATATTTGTTGTGTTCTGCGTTTGGGGAAATATATCCTGCATCTTGTTCGATTAAGATACCTTTACCTGACTCATATGGTTTTAATATTTTTAAATTCATTGTTTCGTTTAACAATAAATATTAAATATTTTCGGTTTTGACAGTTTTATTGATTGGTTTATTTGTTTTAGAAAGATAAAATTTAAAATGTTGATTATTTTTTAAGTTATCTTGGAATATTTTAGTTGTTAAATTTTTTAAAAAATCTTTAATCTCAGTGTCTTTGAATGTTAATTCAACGTTATCTTTAAGAAAAAAATTGATTTCTAAATTCATAAAAGATTTTTTATTTAATGATAGACCACTTGACCTTAAATCTAAGTCAACTATAAATTTCTCATCAAAAAATGAATTTTTAATTTTATCGTAAATTGAATGTTTAATTGACCTACTAAAGTTTAAAACAACTCTTGACCAATTCTCTACGTCTTTTTTTGGTTCGACCCAAGTTTGGATATTTAAATAGATTGATTTTAGATTAACAGAATCAACTGTACCAAATAAAACTTTGGCAGTTTTAAATCCTTGGATTTTTGAGGTTTTCCCTTTTTTCATTATTTTTCATCGTGAAAGAGTTTATTTTTAATAAATGTAAGTATATTTACATTAAGAGTCAAAAAAATAATAAATTAGCACTTTTTTAATATGATTGTAGTAAAAGTTAATAAAGATAAAAACATAGAAAAAGCACTTAAAGAATATAAGAGTAAAGTGATTAAAACAAGACAAATGTCTGAATTAGTCAACCGTAAAGAATTTATTAAACATTCCGTAAAAAAAAGAAACGTGCTTAGCAAGGCTAAACACGTTCAAAAAAACTTCAAATCAAATAATGATTAAAGGTTGTCGTGTAAACTTTTTAATTTATAATAATTCAACTTATCATATTTCTCAGTTGTTATTTTTTCAATAGTTTCTGTTATTGATTTTCTAGTTGAGTGGTCGTGATTTTGATTGTAAATTGTCTGTAATCTTTCAACAACACTTTCTTTAATTGTTGAATACTTTGGTTCTAACTCAGAATCATCAACTGATAACATTTGGTTAAATTCTTTTTTCTCAGATTCATTTAAACCATCAATATAATTATTAATTGTTTTGTTAGCCATGGTTACCATAGTACTCAAAGGAACTTTAACAACTTCTTTTTCAGATACAGGTTTTTTAGTAATGGTTTCAGTAATAATCTTTTTACTACTAATTTTTGACTCTAAGTTTAAAACCCCACTACTAAGTAGATTATCTATAACCTCATAATTATTTTCAACTACAGAAGAATTATTTGCCCAATCTTTGATTTTTTTCAAGTCTGTAGGAATAATTTTATTTACGGTGTTTTCATAAAGAGTTACCATTTCATTAATGTAATCACTAGCAACTTCATTAGTTAAACCTTTATTAGAACTTAAATCATCATATATGTAGAACAATCTATTGATGTTTTTATTTTCTAAAACTAATTTTTTAAATGTTTTAAGTTCGTTTTTAAATGAACCATCTTTATAAGATTCTAATAAAACATTTTCTATTTTTGATTTTAATATTCCAAATTTCATTTCGTTGTTTTTTATTATATAAATATTAGTCACCTAAAAGTTTATTCAATTGATTCTCAATATCACCTAAATTATTTTTCCCTTTGGATAAATCAATAAATTCTTCATCGTTATACATAGTTTCAGATTCTACTAAGATTTTTAAATTATCTCGTTTTTCTACTGATTCAGGTGTTACACCCGCTTCACCACCCGGTTCAGGACCTGGGGGAGGTGGGGACGGCATTCCCATATCACCACCCGGTGGTGGTGGAGGTGTTGTTCCCGCATTTTGCGTACCACCTGATTTATTTCCGTATAGATTATCAATATTATCAAAGATACCTGTATGTGTAATGATTGTTGCGGTATTTGTTAATTCAGCACCAACGGCTTTTTCAACACGTTGTTGTTGTAAATCAAGTTTAATTTCCTCATCTGAGAAACCTAAAATATGTTTCTTAGCCCAAGTAACCGATGTAGGTGCAATACCTTCAACCGCAGTTACCGCCTCTTTATATAACGCAACTTTTTCTTTCCAAGCTTCAACTTTTAACAAATCAGCCTGTGTTGATGGATTTGCTAATGATAGTGTAAAGTTAGATAATTCGTCTTCAAATCCTAAAAGGAATAAATGAATAATTGCTATTTTATTTAATTCGGCAATCATACATTTTTGTATTCTATTAATTGTTCTTGCAAAACGAATATCCATTAATGATAAATTTTTACCTTCACCTACAGGTTCTTCAAAACCTAAAAACGCTTTTGGAACACGTAGTGCGGTTAATAATTTCTTTTGGATGTATTCGATATCGGCAATCTCACCCATATTTTGACCACCCGGTAGTGTATCAATTGGGTTAGGAGCCGCAGGGTCACGAACAGGGATAAAATAATCTTGGTCTACCGCCATTTGATTATATCTCATATCAACATTACCTGTTTTTGAATCAACAACTTGGTCTCTTTTAAATTTATTTGCAACACGTTGTACGTAAGCCTCAACATCTTTATCGTCCATGTTTCCAACAAATACTTTAAATACACGTCTTTCAGGTGCTCTTGCGGTTCTGTATATCAACATAGCATCCTCAGATAACAATAACTGTTTCCAAATACGTCTTCCCTTCTCTAACATTGATGTACCATAAGGAAGTTTTCTATCATCACCTAATAAACGAAAATGTGCGATTTCCCAAGAATTAAATTCCATATCTTTAACTTTCCATTGGAATCTTAATCCTTTACTATTACCAGGTTCTTCGCTATTGTTTATTTTGGCGGCCATACCACGTTCCAAACGTTCTATTTCGATATTAGGTAATTGCATACAACCAATTACACCTTTATCAGAATCTAACTTTAGGTAAACAAAATTATCACCGTATTTACAAGTATTTCTTACCCACATAGGTAAGTTAGTATTTAAATCTAAATTATTATTAAACAAATCAGTTAATACCGATTTAATACGTTTTGATTCGGAATAAATTTGTAACATATAACCGTTTTGGTCAACAGTTGTGGATTCTTCACCGTAGATATCTAATGCTGCTGAAATCTCAGGAGTATATTCCATTGATTCATAATCATAGAATGAAGCCAAACGAGTTGGTTCATAATATATTGCTTGAGAATATAAATTACTCTCAATTTTTGCCCATTGATTTGTTAAATAAAAAGTTTGTTGAGCTTGTAATTTTTCTTTTTCGTACTCATCTTTTGAAGTTGTTTTAAGTAACTCCTTTTTATCAAACTTATATGTGGGGTAATCTTGGTTTAATAATGAATTGGGTCCGAACGCTTGTGATAATCGTTGCCAAACCGTTAAATTGTTATTTTTTTCCATATAAGAATTTTAATTATAAATATCAATATTTAAATAGTTTACTATCTTTGTACACCACCAAATAACCAACTATATTTCAAATACTCATCTCTTGACATATTTGAATTATTATTACTGTTTCTACCCATCATATCATTATAATTTGGGATAACAGGATTGAATTCCATATCTTTACTTACGGATGTGTTGTTATTAATTGACCACGATTCAATCATTGCTTTAGCTTGGTCTGTAACTTTATTTAATTTACTGAATGATGTCTCACCTACATATGTTGCCATCGCAATAGACATAAGTAAATCGTCGTGTCGTCCTTTTTGGTGGTCAGGTCTACCATTTATGTAAATGAACGTATCCATTTCATTGTATAGACGATGACTGTAAATTCTGAAATCGTGTCTCATCGCCTCCTCGTATGATGCAATAATCTGAACACGTTTATTGTTAAAGTTAATTCCCGGTATTTTCTCGGCGGATTTTGGATTGTATTTCCAAGAGTTGTTAACGTCTTCACCATCAACATATAAATCTTTATATCCCAACTCTTGAAGTTTACGTGATGTGGAAACACCCATACCACCCGTGATATCGACAACGATATATGCTGAATACATATTCGCCCATTTAAAACAAATTTCTGCCATAGTATCGGGAGGTAATTTTCCAACAAACTCAGCAACTTGTTCACGAGTGTCAAAATCAATAATTTGGAATGAACTAAAATCCTCACTATCCCCACGACTAACATCGACACCCATTATGTATTTGTGTCCTACAACAGGTTCTTTCCAAATCCATAATTGATTACCTAACATTTTATTTTGGGGTTCTAACAAATAATTCTCACGAATTTTCTGCATCAATTTAGAATCAAACACGTTATCCCCTGAACCAAGGAAGTTACACTCTAACTCTTGAGAAACTTTACGTTTATCGTATTTAAGTTTCTTAACCATTTTTTCAAACCAATCAGAACAAGGTTTGTATCCGTTATTGATTAGTTCTTTAGCTTCTTCAAAATCCCTATCTTTGAATTCTTTATCAGCCCAACTAATAATTTTTGTTGGGTCATATTCTTCTTTGTTTAGAAGATAATGAATTGCGTCATCGGTTTTAACGAAGAATAAATCTTTAGTATAACGAGGGTCACGATACCAATACATTTCCGTAATTTTGAAATCATTCATTCCACGTAATGCTTGGTCGTAAATCTCATAGTAAATTGGGTCATTACCGTTTGGAGTTGATACCACAATTACTTTACCCCCTGTTGATAGGGACGCCATACACGCTGACCAGAAATCACTGTCGGCTTCAATAAACGCAGCCTCATCAAATATTAATATCGTAGGTGTAAATCCACGTAAAGCATCCTTTGATGTTGCCACCGCCTTAACTTCACAACCATTACTTAATTTCCAATGTTTGGTGGATTTTTTATTGGGGTCAATCTGAACGTTAACCCAACTTGGCCATTGTGTTACAAAGGCTCTAATTTTATTCGCCATCTCAATTGAGGTATCCAATTTGTTGGCGATTATCAGTATTTTTTCAGGTTTTTCTTTTTTAGCGAATCCTAATTTTTTTGATACCCAAGCCGATGTTACAGTTGATACACCCGCTTGACGATATTTTAATGCTATGTTTTCATTATAGTTCTCGTAATCCTGTAATAACGTTATTTGGTCGGGGAATAATTCTAACGGAACGTATTTTGAAACTGTGTTGTCGTATGTTTGTAAATATGTACTTAACGCATATGGAGTATCTTTCATACACTTAACGTATTCTAACATAACTTGTTCTCTTGTCAAACTCATAAGTTTTTTATTTATAAATACCAAAAAACCCCCAATTAATTAAAATCGGAGGTTTTTATCGTTTATTTAGTATCTATCTTAATAGATATCATCATCATCATCATCGTCGTCACCAAAATCAAAATCGTCATCTTCGGTATCGTCTTCATCACCTAAATCAACACCTGAACCATAATTTTTAGTTGGTTCTGGCATGTTTTTATGAATTTCGTGATATTGTTCCATAGCACCTTCAACTAGTTCATTAATAATTTGAACTACTCGTTCATCTTGTTTATGAATCCCATTTAGTAAAGTTTCTAAATCATCTTTAGATAATGTAGCTAAATGTAGTTGTAAGAATAACAATATTCTATTTTGAATTTTTTTATCTTGTAATGCGTATTCGTCATTTAAAGCTTTAAATCTTAACATTAATTCTTTGAAGAAGACTTTACCCATATATGAGTTCCAAACTTCGTTACCAAGAGTATCTGTTGATTGGATTATTAATTCTGATTTTTCTTTCCCTTGGATACCTCCTAACCAACTGAAATACTTAGCAACACCTAATAAAAGTTCGTGAATTAGTAATGGTAATGTAGGTGCAAATGCTTCAATAGTGTATGGACCTTCTTGAGTTTCTTCACCACTTTCTACACTACCCGTTTTATACTCATTATCATCTGAACTTTCTTCATCTGAACCTTCTTCATCAGAACCTTCTTCGTCATTACTATCTTCAGTTGACCCATCAGGTTTTGTAATTTGGTGTTGAGCCAATTGACCTCCACCACCGGCAGCCATTTGTTCCATGTCAGGATATAACCAATATAAATGTTCCATAATCGCCTGTGAAGCGGCGTATAGTTCACTTAACTCCGGATTAATTTTATCAATATATTCGTTTAATTCTTCATATAATTCACCTAAATTAAATGCGAATCCTTTATTGATTGAGTTAATATATCTTCGTTTTGCTTTCTCATCCTCAAATGTTTTTAAAGCCTCTTGTTCTATTTTTTTCTTAATAATTTCATCACCTTTTGAGTAATCAAACTCAACACCTAAGTCTTTAAAATCCTCAGCAAATTTCTCTAAATCTTCTTTATGTTTGTCAGCATTGTAAAATGCTTTTTTAATTTCTTCTTCAGAAAATTGTTTAGGAGAAGTTCTCATACCACCCAATGAACGTTGTGGACCAAATGAAGTTAAATGAGGGATTAATTTTATCGCCTCTTCAGGTAAGTTAAAATATTGTTGAACTAAATTACCAGCTAATTGTTCAATTTGTGTTGAACTACCTCGTTGTAATGACGATATTCTACTTCCTAATGACATTGCGTTATTCATCAACGCCATAAATGCACTACGAGGGTCACCTTCGGCAATTCTTGAATTATCACCTAATATTCTTTGTAGTTTTTTAACTGAATCGACAAAACTTTTACTCGCCAAAAATTCCATAGTTTCAGTACTAATACCTAATTTATTAAAATCTGTTTGACCACCTTCTATCTTAGATTGTAATTGTGATGACATTCTCGCACCACCCGCACCTGTATAATCAATAGGTGCTTCAGTTAATTGGATTCGGGCTTTATCTAAAATAGTTTTTTCAGACTTAGTTAAACCTTCATTCATCAATTTCTTCTCTAAAGTATTTTTAATCTTTAATATTTTCTCTACTTTATTGTTTAAACTCATTTTTTTTATTTTAGATAAAATTATTTTTTTGTAATATTTTCCCAACGTAACCAAGATGGTAATCCGATTTCTTCATCAGACTCTTCATTAATATCTCTTGAAATAATTACATTGTTCTCAATTATATTAATAAAATCTTTCTTAGTCATCTTTGGTGATAAATGTCTCTCAACTAATTTTGTAATTTCTTTTTCTAATTCTGATTCACCAATACTTGCAATACTTGGTACAACATTTTTTGCGGCTCCGGCAACTCCTTTAGAATATGCACTTTTTAGTGCTTTACCAATGTCGTATTTATTATCTTCATTAGTTTCAACTTTATCAGGTAAACCTTTATGTTTTGTTGATGCAAAATCTTCTAAATCAGACTTAGACATTTTTTTTGCCATATCTTTAACTGACTTAGACACTTTAGATTTTGGTGTATCACCTTTTTTAACTGAAAGTGCTAAACCCATCAATTTTTGTTGTTGTTTAGAAACTGATTTTTCATTTACTTCTTCACTGTCGGTGTTTTCTTTTTCATATAATGAAAACACTTCTTTATTAGTTTTTGCTTGTTGAATTGCAGCTGAATTACTTTTAGGTATCATTTTAGTAGATTGTTCTACCAAACGAGAATATAATGAATCAATTTGTGACTCATTTAATTTAGTTAGATTTGTGGCTTTAAGACCGTGTTTAACTAAACGTAATATTTTTTCGTTAATTTTCATAAACTATTTTTTTTTCAAATTCTAAAACGATATCTCGTTCATATAAT